CCCCAATGACCGGACCACCCCAAATGCACCCGCGTTGCGGAAACTCGGTCTGCTCAACCGTCGAGGACCACGTGAAGATCTGTTGCGTCTGCTCCACCCGCCGCGAATCGCTGACCGTGAAGCTGTAGGTGATGGCATCGTCTTGCGTAATGTTGGTGATGTACCCCGCCATCCATACCGCACCACCAACCGGAGGCCAGTCGGTGCCATTGGTACTCATCTCAACAAATGCCTTGCGCGAGAGCAAGTCAGGCCGTGCATAGGCGTAATCTGCCGAGACCGTGATGTTGTCCCCGTTCTCAAGCAAGATGTAGCCCGACCCATCTTCCTTCGCCAGAAAGCCAAAGCCCGCATCGTACAGGTATTGCGTAACGGTGCGTACCGTGCCGATGGGATCAAATGTTCCGGTATCGGCATCCGCCACCCGCACTTGATACGCGCCCGTGCGAACGGCTCCGGTGAGCAAGTCCACCTCTTGCCCATCGCCACTCGGCGGCTCAATGATGTACGGGTTCGTCCCGCCCCGAACGGACGAGAAGATGAACGCATCTGCCGTGTCTGCGGCATTGCGTACACGGAGGCGGTAGTAGCGGTCAGGCATCAGTCGTAAATGCAGAGCATCGAGGACGGCGATGCGGCTCCGTTAATCAACACAAACGACATCGAATACAGCAACAGGTTCTTGTCTTGCAAGGTGATGGTGATGTCCCCATCTGGCGCAAGATAGCACGTGGCGTAGGATCGGCTTGACGCATCTCCCGTATTGACCGTCACGGCATTGCCGTTCAGGAGCCACGCCTGACACCGGAGCATATCCGACATCTTGGTGTTCGGGATATCGGTCATGCTGAAGCTGGCCCCGTAGTCCGTGCGGAACCGGAACTGGTACGGAACGCCCGTGCCAATCGCGGTCACACGAGGGCCAATCGGACGCTGGAATGGCACCCAATCTGCAAACCGCGAGCCGACGCCATTGCTGATAGCGGTCGTGCCGTTGTCAAGAGTGACCGACCCACCGCCGTCGTTGAATACAATCGTTGCCATCAGCCAATCCTCCCACGGCTATTGGCCTTCGTGATAAGCTCCTGAATTGACCGCTGGGCGGCGGGATCGTTCGGGCCGATGACCGTGACGTTGACCGACTGACGCGGCGTCATGCCCGCCGCCGTCGTAGCCGAGGTCTGCCCGAAGATGATTTGCTGGGTCGGCAGATTGCTCGCGAACCCACCGAGGTTGCCGCCAAAGCTACTGATGCTCCCAGCCGACCCACCGCCCTGCCCACCGAACATCCCGCGAGCCGCACCCTTCAAGGCCGCACCGACGCCAATCAAGGCAAGCGAGGCGGCAAGGCCAGCGGCAGGGTTGAGGGTTGCAAGCGCGGCCTGAATCTTCGCCATGAACTGTGCGAACGCGGCAGTGCTGGTGCCGAACTTGATCATCGCGTCTCCGATGCCAGCCAAGAGCATCGAGGTCAACGCCTTGAACCCTTGTCCGATATTGCCAGACGCCACCGCTTGCTCAATGCCACCGACGATGCCACCGACCAGCGCATTACCGATGGTCTCTTGGAACGTGGTCTGCAACTGAACGGCAAGCGCATCGGCTTCGCTAATCGCAATCGCGCCAAACTGCGGAATCATCCCACGAATCAACTCGGCGCGGCGATCACGACCCGGCCCAAACTGCTCTCGCGTAAATGCTGTCGTGCCAGTCCGTTCGCCAAGCTCTGCGGCAGTCGGCGCACGACGCGCTCCCATTCCACCACCAGCGGCACCGCCTTCTCCACCACCTAGCGCGTTGTTGAATTGCTCGGCGGCATTCGTACCAGCCAACACTTCGCCACGCCATGACTTCAGCGTGACTTGAAATGCCGCCATCATTTGATCCGCGGCGGCGGCTTTTGTGTTGAGCGTGTCAAGAAAGCTGACAATCGGACCAGACAGGCCGGGTATCAATGACAACGGCGTCAATATCATATTGACGATGACCGTGCCAATACCCATCACGATTCGGATGATGGCGGTGCCAATGACCGTAAAGGTGGTTCCTAACGCTACCACCAACTTGATGATACCAGAAATCACGCCGGTGATAAGCGGCTGGGCTTTGATTAGCACATTCGTGAAGCCGTTGATGGCTTGTACCATCGTGGCTCCGGTCTCGTTGCTTGCCTCAAACAAGTTCCCAAACTGCTCGCCCAATGCCGCCAATGCACCGCCGAGCGTGTTGCGATATGCCTCGGCCTGTCCCTCAACGGCAACGCGGGTTTGTGCAAGGATAACGCGCTGTGCGCCGAGCAAATCGTTTGTCGCTACCAGCCGCTTGATAAGCTCTTCTTGATCGTCAGTAAAGGTGACGCCAGCCGCTCGCAAAGCACGTAGACCACGCTCGGGATCGTTGAGTGCCTTGCCAAGCAACTGCGCGGCTCCACGCAAATCACCTTCCATTGCCTGACCTAAATCCAACGTCACTTGCACCGTCTCCGCAAAGACATCACGGATATTCGTGAAGCGGAGCAAGAGCGCCTGTGCCGATCCGATGGCCTCATCGCCAAAGGCCGACACGCGCATCAACGCTTCCGCTTGAGCATTGAGCGATTGGATGGTCTGTCCGCTCACGCCATTGGTTGAGCGGAGAACCGTTTGCAATTGTGTCTGAACGCGCTGGGATTCTGCGGTTTCTGTGACCAGTTTCTTGAAGGCACCAGTCACCGCACCAACCGTCAAGACAGTCTTGGCAAGCTCGGCTCCGAGGCGCTTGATGCTGGCTTCAACCGTTGCCGCGCCTTCCTCTTTGATTTTCAGACCAAGCCCAAAGACTTCCATCGCTTACGCCTCCGGTATGGGCTTGGCCTTTGCCGCCTCTGCCGCTATTCGTGTCAGTCGTGCCTTCGTCGATTCCATCATCTTCGAGAACTGCCCCGCCGCCTTCAAGTACCGCATCTCCATCTTCTGCAAGTCCTGTGGCTGATGGAACGCAATCGCCACCTGACCCGCCATATCCGTCCGTTCGCCCATCCGCTCCACGACCGCCTCACGATGCATCTGCCGCAACTCGGCCCATGTCCACAAAGTCACCGCAAACGCTTCCCCCGCTACCACGCGGACGGGTTGCCCCGTTGCCCGCGATACTTCCACAATCACCCGCCGAACAAACTGCTCCGCATCCATCGTGACGGCGACGGCAGAACTGCCCGTCGCCTCGGTCAGTTTTTTTCCGACCGCTCCGCTAACATCGCCTCAACCTCGGTCACTTGATTCCGGCTCAACTGCACGAGCGCCGCAATCTGATCCACCGTCAAGGCATTGATTTCCTTCTCCTTCAGGTCAGGACACGACCCGCGCACCACATCCAGCAACGCGGCGAGCATCCCTTCCCCTGCATCACCGGAGGCGGCAACCGCCGCAACCTTATGCGCGGCGGCTCCCGTCAGCGGCTTGACCACAATCTCACGCCCGAAGATGGTGACACGCGGTAGGCGTGAAGGGTTAACCAGATCGTCCAGATTGATAGTCGGCATTTATCCGTTAGACAGAGGTGAGGTATTCGATGCGGAACGGCGCGGACCCGATGTTGCTGAAGCCCGACACGGTGGGGTCCAGTCGCGCCTCAATCTCAATCGCAATCGCGACCTCGGCCCCGTCCTGTCCGGTGATGTCGTACTTGGTGCAAAGCCCCGACGGGAAGCGCACTTGCACGTACTGTGCGCCAGTTGACGCCCCACGCTTCCAGATGCATCGGACTTCGGAGAGATAGTCGCCCGTAGCGAGCAACGATCCTGCGGCCCGAGGCGCGTAGGAGGTCGAACCCGTCCACGCACCCGTCGTCGCGGTCGCGGCGGCTGGCTCAATCTGCGCCACGTTGGTGGTCGAAAGCTGAATCACGGTGCCAGAAATCTTCGGCATCCGCATCGTCACGCGGTCCAAGAGCTTGACAGGCGACCGCTTGCCGTCAAAGTCGGCATTGCGGTACGTCACGCCTGGGTCAAACTTGAGACCTCCCTGAAACGCGCCAAACACGGTCGTGTTGATATACAACACACCCGAGTCAAGCAAAATGTCATTGGGAAGGTCAGCGGTGTAGCCAGTCAGCGGTGCGGTCATAGGTCTATCCTACGGTGAGAGGGGTTGCGGGAAATCTAATTGGCCCGAGCCGTCAAGACACGGGGCCAGAGGTAGAACTCATAGGTGGCAATGATGCCCACCACGGACGCATCGGCGGGATCGCTGAACATCGGGACGGTCTGCCGGTTGCGGGACCGCCCCACCATGATGCCCGACCGCGCATCGGTATAGGCCGTCAAGCATTGATCCACAATGTCCATAGCCGATTCAATCAACGGCAACTGGCTCTCTGGCTTACCAATCGCTTGCACTTCGAGCAAGACCGTCTCGCGGTAGCCGTTGTACGCCGTCAAGCTAGTGCGGTTCAGCAACATCGTGATATACGGGAACTGCACCGGCGTCGGCATGGACCGGACGTAGATGCGGTCATTGACAAACTGCGCGAGGCGCTGGTTGTCCGTGCTGACATAATCCAGCAAGGCCTTGCGAATGGTGCTGTAAATCTGGACGGTCGAGGCCGTTGAGGGCGTCTGGATGGCCCCAGCGGTGGCGAAACGTGGCTTGCTCACGGGGCCTCCATATAGCGTTTGACCGTCCGCGCCCACGCATCGGACATCGCTTGTGCGGCTTCGTTCGCGGCAGGGACGGCAATCTCGACGCGCTCAAACTTGCGCGTGAATACGTTGTAATGCCCAAGCTCCCAATAAAGCGCCACCTTCCCGCGATCCACGGGCTTATCAAACAAACTCTTTGGGTCGCCCTTTTTCTTACCCGGCGTCACCATAGCCGTCGGCACCCCAACGATGGCGAAGTATCCCTCCGGCCCTTTCTCGGTATCCGAGCGCCGAAGGGACTGACGGATCTGCAAGGTTGAGCGGAAGTTCTCGGAGGTGTAATACTTGTTATACGCCCGCTTGAGCGCATTGAGCAACGTCTGGGCTGACGCCGTAACGCCCGCCTTTGCCGCTCGGTTGTACCGTGCTTCGGCTTCCTTGCTCCTGTCGTAGAGCATCTGCACGGCAATCCCAATCATCGGTCAGAGCGCCGAGGTTGCGGCGACCGTCACGGTCGCGCTGGTCACCGACACTTGCACACCCGCCGAAATCGCCGTGGTGCTGACGATGATGTTGGCGTCCGATGTGCCGACGTTGAGATCGCAAATAGCGGTGATGCCGTCTGACTTGAGGCACCGCGCCCACGCCGCCGTTCCCGTCGCGTTCGCAGACGTGTCAGGCGAGATGGTGTCAAACGTGATGACGCCGTTCGTCACGCTCGCGGCTGCAGGGTTGGCAAACCGAAGCTCTGCCAAAAGCGTTTGCGTGGTCACCGCCGTTGCGGGGGTCGCGGGACGAGAGGCGGTGTAAATACGGAGGTAGCCGTTGTTGAACTCCCCGTCAATCGCGTCCGCCATCAGGTTCCGCACCGCATTCGTCCAGCCCGTTGACTTTGCCATCTTATGCTCCCGGTTGCGCGTAGCGCGGTTGCGTCACGACCAGCGGGGTCACGACTTTGATCTCGTTGCTCGGTCCACCCGTCACAATCTGGTAGATGGTCGAGCCGTTATAGTTGGTGCCGAGGATGGCGGTATTGGCGGCAGGGACGATGACGTAATACACGCCCGAGGTATTGACCTCCGACATCCCAAGCCCCGTCAATCCGGCAATGCTTGTGGTGCCAAGCGCGTCGGCATAGAACCCGACCGCCATCGTGGTCAAGCCAGACCACGCCTGAAACGTGTTGGTGGACGAGGACCAGAACGTCACCACGCTCCGCACCAGATAGGCGTTGTTCGGGTGAATCGTCTTACTGACGGTCGTGGTGTTGGTCACGCTCATGGGTAGCCCTCGGACTCGTCCCGTATCAGCGCATACGGGCCAGAATAATCATACGCAATTCCCCGCACCGACACCACTTGATAGCTCATCTGCCAGCCACTTCCATAGGCCTCACCCGAGACCGTCATCGTGCCAGCAATCAACTGCGCCACCGCCATCTCGCCATACGCCTCGGCGCTTGCCGCAATGGTCGAGGTGATGAGGTCGGGCGCAATCTCCAGACGGAGGAAGTCGCCGTCCTCCAGCAAGATGTCAAAGCCGCTCTCCAGCAGAATGCGATCAAAGCTGTCCATGTGTCGCCTCCGCGTGGAGCTTCCGCAACGCCTCTCGCGCCGTCACACCTGTCACGCACCGCGTTATATCTTCGTTCGTCCAACGGAGCATGACCGCCGCATCGCCCACCGGACCAGCCTCTAGCGTCCCACCAAACCGCGCCAAGAACGCCTCAATGCGCGACTCGTCCGTAGGCCAGAGTCCTGACCGCCGAACATCCTGACCGCAGATGAGGCGAGCGTCCATTACTTGATGAACCCGACGAGCGACATCGTAAAGACTGACGCCGTGATAGAGGTGGTGTCGGTATCGTTCTTGACCACGACAGACAACTCATCGTTGCCCGTCATCGGCAACAGACCCGAGAGAAAAACGCCCTGCGGATTGCCGCCCAAGTTGCCGTAGTAATGGCTATAGGACAATCCAGCAACCGCCGTGCCATTCTTGGCGAATGTGAAGGTGAACTTCTTGTTGTTGCTGGCTGGCAAGATTTCAAGCGTGGCATTGACCAGCGCAACTTGCGCCACGTTCTTGAGGAGCTTCAGCACCCCAGAACTCGGCATCGACACGCACGACGAGCAAACATCCGTGTCCAGTTCGGTCGTGCCTTTGAGGATCGTGTAGGTGCCAGACGAGGCGAAGGTCGTGGCGACCGAGCCGCCCGAGGCCAACTGCAACTGCCCTCGGCTCGGGTACAGGCTGACCACGGAATCGCGGATGTCCTCGGCGGAGATGTCGCCCGTTGTGTTGTCGGGCAGTTGCGCCAGCAGTTGTGCAAGGGTTTTCGGAGTTTCAGCCATTATGCGAACCCATCGTCAAAGGCAGAGGAGAAGGCGTTC